CAGCGCGTTCCTGACGCCCATTTCCACAGGCGCAGCCAGTGCGCCGATTGTGCCGCCAAGCATGCCGCCGATCACAGCCCCCGTTTGCGCGCCGGGGATGCGCTGCTCCGCCGTGCCCTCGCCTGCGCCAAAGCCTGACACCGCGCCTTCGACCGTGCCGGCCGCAGCACCAATGCCAAGGCCGCCAAGCACAGCCCGGCCAACCGTCGGCGCGGCCTGTAGCGCACGCCCTGCAGCCTGAAATGGCACGAGCGGCGCAGTGGCAACGCCGCCGAGGCCCATCTGCAAGCCAAACGTTTCAAGCGGTTTCTGTTCGGCGTAGGCCGCTGACGTTTCACGAAGCGCCGCTTCTGCTCGCGGATCGCCCGTCATCATCCCCACGGCTTCATCAAAATACTCGCCAATGAAGGGCAGGCCCTTGATGGCTGACGCCGCCGCGCCGCGCACGCCGTCCTGTTCCACAATTTGCTTGTTCGTCTCGGCCCTGCGCGCCTGTGCGGGCATCATGCCCTGTATCATGCGCTGAATTTCGGCCTGGTTGTTCGTGGCGTAGCCGGAACTGGTGAAGGTCAGTTGCCCGTCAGGCTTGCGGTAAATCTTGCCGCCATCCGGCGTCTCGCGGATCAGTTCATATCCAGCCGGGGCCTTGCCTGCCGCCTGCTCATCAAGCTTTGCCTGCGCCTGCAACATGCGGCGCAGCAGCTTTGCGGCTTCGCGGTCCTCGTCCGTCAGTTCCTGATCCTGCGGCGGCATTTAGAGCCCTCGCCTGTCGAGTTCAGCCGACAAAGCCGCGCGCTGTTCGCGGTTCAGCTTCGTGACGTCCTGTTGCAGGATGGTGCGGTCGTCCATGCCTCTAAAGTTGATGGTTGCTGTCTGGTTCTTGCCGTCAATGGCGTTTTCAAAGTCAGACAGCCTCGGCGCGTTATACTTGAAGCCTTGCAGCGTGCCGTTGGCTTCGTAATGCCTTACCGCCGCTTCTGCGTCCGCGTTAGCGCGCTCGATCTGATCAAGCAGCCGACGGACGCGCTTGATGTTCTCAGGCGCACCCAACGCCGGGTTGAATGCCCGTGCAATCAGCCCTTCGCCTTCCTTGGCCGTAAACTGCGGACCCAGCACGGCGCGGAGGTTGCGCTGCACGACTTCCGAAATCGTTTCCTTGACCGCAAGGGCTTCCGGCGCCGCAAACGATTGCAGCACGTCAGGCATCAGGCCAATAAGCGGCCCCGTCAGTTCGCCATTCTGTTCAAGCTGCGTCAACGCGCCGCGCAACTGCGTGGCCTGCTTGGCGGCATCCGATGCCCCACCGGTGATGTATTCGGCGTAAATCGGCGCAAACTTGTCGTCGACCGCCTCTTGCCCCTTTGTGAGCTGCTTCCCTGTCGGCCCCACGTTGACGATAGTCCCCGGCGCAGGCGGCGGCAGCAGCTTCGTGCGGAACGCTTTCATGTACTCAGGCGAGCCGGGCGCACCGAACGATGCCGCATAGGTTCGCGCCGTCTGCACGGCTTCGGTTTCCTTCTCGCCCTTGAGCGCCGTGATGTTTTCCAATTGCGCCTTGAACCCTTCCGGGTCCATCATGCTTGCCCCACGCAACAGAGCTGCCTGCGTGAGCGTCTGCCCTTGCGGCGTGGCAAGCTGGTCAAAATAGCCCTTCACCACCTTGGCGCCTTGCTCGTTCCCGGCGTTAACCATTGCATCGTACTGCGTCTGCAGGTTGGCCTTGGCCGCTTCCACATCGCCCGTGGCAAGTGCCGTGGCCGGCGCCATAAGGTTGCCGAAGCTGGCGCGCTTCTGCTCCGTCGAGAGGTTGGCCATCATCTCGGCGCCATAGGTCCCCAGCTTCTCGTCCAGAGCCGTCACCTTGGCGACAAGCTGCGGGGTCAGGTTTCCTTCCTCAACCGCGCTGTAAAACTCGCCATAGACCGCATCGCGTTCCTTGGCAGCCGCGATCTCCTGCTGCAGCTTGGCCGCCCGCGCCTGCTGTTCGGCCATCTGCGCTTGGAATAGCTGGTTTTCTTGCCCAACCTGCCGTTCCTGCTGCAGCATCTGCGCCCCGGCGCCATAGCCTTGAAGCGCCGCTTGGAACGGGTTGATGACGTCCATCTGATAGTTGACTGGCATCAGAAGGACCCCCCGGGATTGGTCATATACGGATCAGCGACTTGACCCGGGTAAGCGTTGCGCGACACGTCATAGCCGGGCTGGCCAAAGCTAGGCGGACCCCCGCCAAACAACCCGCGCCCCGCTGCAAAGCCGACACTGCCCGCGATGTTGCCGAACATGTTGGCGTTCGCCTGACCACGCGCCAAGGCTGCATTGGCCTGCGCATCGCCACGCTGCATGAACAGGTTAGACGCGTTGTTCGCAAACGCTTGACCGCTCGCCGCCTGCATTCCCGCCGACGCTTGGCCCAACTGCGTCAGGCCCCCAAGACGCTGGTATTGCTGGTTGATCAGGCTGGACAGGACTTCCGGCCGATACTTGGCAAGCGAGGCTTGCACGTTCCCGCCACGCAGGCCGCCCGTGGCGGATGCGTTCTGGAGGATGGCTTCTTCGCCGGATCGGGTCAGGGCAGCGAATTCCGGCCCCATCTCGATAGCCTGAATGGCCCGTTGCTGCGCCTCGGGGCCGTTATTGCCTGCAAGGTCAAGCTGCCGCGCCAGCGACCCGCCGCCTGCCTCCACGTAGGGCCTGAACATGGCCTGGATGGCATCGAATTGGCGGCGCTGTTCGGCCATGCTCTGGTCAGTGGCCTGCGTCTGCGCGTTAGCTGCGGTCTTGGCGGCGTTCTTCTGCGCGTTGGAGGAAAGCACCCCGCCGACAACGGCGCTTCCGATAATTGCGGTTGCAATCCAGGCCATTAGGAAAGCCCCATGAATGCCGGCGATTTCTCAATGAAATGCGCCTCGATCTCATCAATGTCGGTCAAGTCGGTCTGGAACACGTTGAGCCAGACGACATCGGTAAGCGCGTAAATCACCTTGCGCTTCGGCTCGCCAACGAAGATGAACGGAGCAAGGATTTCCGTCATCCGGCCATCCTCAAACACCACGCAGGCGCCCTGCATTACCATGCAGGTATTCGGGTATCTGTGCTTGTGGCCAAGAATAAATGACCCGGCAGGCATCAAACGTTCGCGGATGCAGATCCCCGGCCCAAAGTGATGGTTGAGTGGGCACTCCACTTGCGGCAGCGTCAGCATGAACGCTTCGACCTGCTCAAGGTCGATTTCATGCGGCGCAATCGGCGCCTCTTCAATGACGGTTGCCGTCCCCCCGTCCATTAACTGATCTCCCGCCCGCTCACGCGCATAGTAAGCGAAGTTGCCGCCCCTGCGATAGTGGAGATGAAACCGCCCGCCTCAAGAACTTGCCCAACCAGTTCTGGACAAAGATAGGTTTCGTCAGGAACGATTGTTCGGGCGTCAATGATCAGGTTTGACGCACTAGCCGATCCGCTGACCGTGACCAGGTTAACCGACAGCGTCACGTTGCTGGCGCTCGTGTTTGTCACCGTCGCCTTGTCGATAATGGCGCGGACGTTCGTCGCCGTGTATTGCGCCGTCTGGGCATTCTCAAGCTGCTTAGGTGGGACCAGAACCCTTGCTGTTACGGCCATCCATCAGTCTCCAATATTGTCCGTTACAGTGACGATCACGCTGGGGATAGCAGGAACTGGCGCCGCAGCAGTAAAGCGCTTGATCTCCACAGCCGTATCATCCACTGCCCATCGGTATTCAATGTAATCGCCAGCTTTGAGCTTGAACACGTAATTCCACGCCGCAACCTGTTCGGAATTGTTGCCCTCGATCCTGACGCGGGTTGCGCTTTCCGCCACGTCCGACCCGTTAAGCCTGTACCACAGGTAAAACAGCCCCTTGCCGCCCGTGGTCTTGTCAATCTGGATTGAGTGCTGGAAGTCGTAAATTCCCGCCTGACTGACTGTGATCTGCGTCCCTGACAGGTAGACGCCAAAGCTCAGATCGGTATTGGACAGGCTCACCGTGTAAGCCGTATTGATTGCTGCGGCCGTCTGCGTGTTGGTATCGTAAAACGTCCCGTAGACCTTCCTGCGCGCTGGCAGGATCGGAGCGGCAAGGGCCAGCCCCTGTACGGTATCGGACATGCGCGCCAGTTGATCCAGCGCCGCTTGAGCCAATGCTGTGGCCGTGTCGGCCTGCACCACCCGCTGCGCCAGTTCATTGGCGATTGCCGTCAGCACCTCGGCCTGCCCTTGCGCGGCGCCCAGCGCCAGCGTGTTCGCTTCTATGGCCGCATTTAACGTTTCAATGTCCGCAGGCGTCAGCTCGCCCGCAACGCGAAACAGCCGCTCGATGGCGCGAATGGCTTCCGGATCGTTTCCGACAAAGGCGGCAATCTGGTTCCGGGTCAGGGCTTTCGGATCTGCCATTACCAAGCCAGCGGCTCTAACCGCGCCTCCAGTCTTGCAAACGACAGGAAAGCGTCAGACGTGCTTGAGAAGCGTTGAAGCCGCCAGTTGCGGAATGCGCCTTGCTGCAGCCAGACCAGCCGCTTTGACCGGTCTCCGATCTTGCCCGCCCTGATGAACTTCGGCTGGCTGTAGGTGATGCCGTCCTCGCTGTATTGCGTCTGTATCTGCGGGTCAGCGCCAAGCGCCACACGGCCCGTCAGCGCGACAAGCTCCAGCTCATGCACCACCACGCCACGGCTTTCGTTGTAAATGATTTGCGTCTGGAATGACCAACCAACCGCCTGCCCCCAATGGGTCGAAATGTTATCCACGAGGTATCCGAACGTGGCGGACTGCGTGTCGGCCGTGTTCCAGCGGTTGTACGCGTAGACAAGGCGGGTGGAACGATAGGCGCCAACGCCGTCAATGCTCGTGCTCAGGATGAACCATACCGGCTGCTGCGCGCCCTGGCTGCTTGCCCCGTCATAGACCAGCGTCTTGTCTGGCAGGTGGATCAACAGCTGACGATGGTCCTTGTCGGTACGCGGTTCCATGAATGCGGCCGCAAGCTCTGCTTCCGTGTACTCGCCCAGCACAAGGTCAATCTCCCGCGTGCTGATCTTCTGCGAATTGCCGTTAACGCCAAGCCAGACGCCTAGGCCTTCATTCATCCCACCGCCGATAAACGCAATCTGGTCAAGGTATGCGCAGTTTGCGTTGACCCCGACTGATCCCCGCGTGATCTGCGCGCCCGTAATCCGCTCAAACGGGAAACCCGTGGTGCCGACGTTCTGGAACACCTCTATGCTGTTGCGATTGATGGCGTAAATCTCATTCCGGAGCTTGATCAGCCCCACAACCGGGTCCGGATCAATCTCGCTTGACCCATACTTGAGCGGATCAACCGCAAACGGGTTGTTGAGCTCGGTGATGACGAGGTTTTCCCCGTCCGTCGTCATGAAATAACCATCGATCCACACGACATCGACCACGGTCCCCAAATCCGGGTCCGTGTTCTGCGCCAGCGTGGCCCCGTCATAGAGGTACAGCTTACCGTCAGCCGCAATTGCGAGGTAATCGAAGCTGTAGGCCATGATTGCGCGGTCAGTGCCGGTGATTGTGCCAATGGTCGTGACCGTTCCCGCTTCGGAAATGCTGACGAGGCTGGTTCCCATCACGCGATAGAGCGTTCCAAGCCATTCGATCCCGCCGCGATCAAGGCCAGGGCCTGTTCCGTTGGACACAAGCCCGTCTGCCGGCCGAAGGTAGCCATTGCTGATGCCTTGCTGTTGCACCACGGGGACGAGGTTCAGCGGATAAGAAACGCGAAAGTCTGCGTTTCCATCCGAATAAGCGCCTGAGAGGATCGGGCTTTGCATTAGACCGTCATTGCTTGCAGGCTAGCGTCACTGACGGTCGAGTCGATGATTGCCGCGCGGCGGATGAAGCCGTGGAGGAAGCTGCTGGCGCCCGCGTCGTTTCCGAATTGCAGGCTCGTCGGCATTGTCCATGTCTGGGCATCGGTCGCCACTGCTGCCCCGTCTGCCGTTAGCGCGCGGCGCGCAGCAGCGATGGAAACCGCAGCCTTGACCGTGCGGCCAGCAGCGAAGCTGGAAAGCCCTGTCTTTGCCAGTGTCACTGCGCCGTTCTGCGTGCGCACTTCGGTCATGGCGTTGAAGAATATTGGTATTGATCCAGTTGAACCTAGCACGCGCGTGAACGATCCTGACGTGTCTGATGTCGTGCTGAATTCAACAAAATCCGAGAACAAGGTCAGCGCGCTCAGGCCCGTCACGGTCGCCACGTCGGGCGAGCGAGCAACCGCAATCGTGGTGGTGGTTATTGGCGAGGTCGGGAAGTCAGCGCTTTCAACCTGCCCGAACTTGACCGCGACCGCGTCACCGCTTGTGACAATCCGCAAGCCGAAGTTTGGGTTGGTTACAGCAGTCTGGGCTTTTCCAAGTTGCTGCCAGGTTGTTGTGACAGCAATGGTCGTCCACGCCGTTCCGCCATCAAGCGTGATGTCGATATTGCCCGACCCGGTGATACGCTTGATCCAGATCGAGCCGTAACGATTGGCTGAACCTGATATGATGGACTGAAGAACCGTCCCGTTGCCAGCCGTCGCCGTCAGGCTGCAAGCGCCATTGGCGACACCATCCGGCCCGGTCTGATTAAGCGCCGCCGTCACGTTCGTCTTGACCCACGCTGCGTTGGTCTGATCGTTTGACCACAGGCAAAGGTTTGTTCGTGCGCCCTCGATCAAAATCCCTCGGGCGCCTATGCGCGGCTCGCCAGGCGCGAATGTTGCGAGCGTGCCGTCAAGGTTCGGGTAATAACCTTCAATCGGCCGGGTGAATGCCCATCCAGGCGTGGACGTGACAGGCCCGACGTCAGCACTCGCAAAGAGGGCGCGATTGTTGATGAAATCCCAATAGTAGTATGGCGCAATTCCATTGAGATACGCCGTAGCTTGCGCCAGAAGTGAGGCGCCACGATACCGCGACCGATCACGGTTGCGCTGCACCTAGAACCCCTCGCCCGGAATGATGTGCAAGGATGATGTGCTGGTTGCCGTGATGTAAGCGACGTGCGTGTGGTCCTGCGGCTTGCTGATGCTGACCTGCGCGCCAGACAAGAGCAGATAGTCAGCCGTCGTGGCCACCGCGCCCGTAAGGCCCGTGCGCAGGTAAATGGCGTTGCTGCCGGTGTTCGTAATGACCAGCGACTTTGCCCCGTCGCCAACTGCCGAAGCTGCTGACGATGTTGTCACGCTCGCCACCACCACGCCTTGTCCATACGCCGGGGCGAATGTCTGGTTAATCATTTGGTTACCCCTTGCAGCCAGCTCTGGTACTTCGGATGTTCAAGCGCCACGAGCCGTTCAAGCTCTTGCTGCGTCATTGGGATTTGCCCAATCAGCATGTTCCGCAGGCTTGCGAACTCGGCCATGATACGGGCTTTGAGCGCCGCGTGATCCTCGTCCGGATAGGCCTCTTCCAGCGCCTCAGCTGGGGGCTCGTTGGATAGCTCCAGCACTGGAACTGCAAGCGCGGCTTCGAGCTCTGCGATGCGTGCGCGCAGGGCGTCATTCTCGGCAATGAGCGGGTCAACGTACACTTCCGCATCGCGCGCCTCGCCAATTGTGCCAGACGTCACTTGGTCCCAATGCGTTTCATAGTCGCTGAGATAGCGCGGCGGCTCGTCGGGTATGTCCATCCGCTCGCCACGAATGACAGCGCGGACCAATATGCGCCAATTGCGCCAGTGCGGGGAAATGGTCAGCCCCTCGTCCGCCGCCTTGGCGTCGACATGGTCAACCGCCTTTAGCGTGCGCCAGGCCAGGGCCTTGAGTTGCCCGTGTTCGTCTTCCGTCATCATGCCGGCACCACCGATCCAGAACCATCTGCGATATACCACGGCGAGGCCGCCGCCGACCCGCTTGACACCATCAGGCGATTGTTGGTCGTGTCATAGACCACCTTGCCCGTCACCTTGTTCGTGGTGTTGATCGCATTGGCAACCGCCGCAATCGATGCCGCCGCCGCCGATTGCAGCACCAGACCGCTTGTCATCGTCTGCTGCGCCGTGAAGGTCTGCGCCGTGGCGAGGAAGGCTTGCCCGGACGTGTTCGTGCTATCGACCACATACCATGTGGTTGCGAGCGTGTTGTACTTGAACCGGATGGCCCCGTTCTGGCTGATGCCCGTAGGCGCCCCGACGATGCTTGCGCCATTGCCCGCCAGCGTCAGCGTGGTGACAGCCTGCGTTGAGATAAGCAGGATTTCCTGATTGTCTGCCACGCTAGACGATAGCGGAAAGGTAATCGTCCCAGCAGCGTAGGCGCCAAGCGGCGTCAGGATCAGCCATTGGTTGTTCGTGTTGCTCAGGAGCGACACTGAAAACCCCGTTGCGGATGGCGCTGAATACTGCACGACGAATTCGCCAGCCGTGAAGGTCAGGTTGGCCTGCATGAAAGCCTGAAGCGTTGTCAGGCTGGTTTTGCGCGTGTCGCTGTTGTTCGTGCGCCAGATCGGCAGCAAGTCACCCGCCGTCAGCGTGTCACTCGATGAAAGTTGATTGATGTCTGTCATGTCTCAGCTTTCAAAATCCAGAGTGCCATCCGGCCCGGTCGTCAGGCCGCGTTCTTCTTCCATCAGGAACGGATCGCCGTTAAAGCGCCAATACTTTGTCCCCGCGCCAGCCGGGATCGAATTGACGTCAATGCGCCGCTCAAGGATGGCTGTGCGACGGCTCAGCAGCGCCATGTAGGCGCCGCGCGCCGTGGCCTTCGTATCCGGTGAGACGGTCTTGCCCAGCATGGGCGCCAGGCGAACGGCAAGGTTGCTGACGATGGCCTCAATGGCTTCATCCGTGACATTGCTGTCCTGATCCAGATCCGACCCGGAAGGGCTGTCGGTCAGCGGGTAGCCAATGCGCAGGCCCCGGCTGTTCCACGTCGCCATCATGTTATCAAGGCGGCGCAATCCGGCTTGATATTGCTCCGGTTGCAGGTCGAAAGCGTAGCTTGCGAGGCCAACTTCCTCGAATGCGTTCTGCACAATCTCGCGCTTTGTCCAACTCACGGCGCGGGCTCCTCTGGCACGGTCAGCAACTCGGCTTCCTGCGCTTCAAGCTGTTCAATGATCTTGTTCGCCAAGGTCTTGTCAGACCAGCGCTTGTCAACGGTCAGGTTGATCTCTGCCGCCTTGACGAGCATCTCATCCCGCGTCGGCGGGGCGTTTTCTTCCACAATCTCTTTAATGACTTCGAAGTGCGGCGCCTCGGGCACGGGCGCAAGGTAGGCATTTACCGCCTCTGGAAGCGTGGCAAACCAGCCGTCGCCCAGCGCCTTGTCAAAGGCCTTCTGATCAGTAACGCCAATGCTCTGGTATGTCGTGCCGGAATGGCCGGGGCGATCACCGGGGCATCTGTAAACGATGGTCGGGAAATCGGTCATTTTGCCTTCCGCTTCGCTTTT